GGCATCTCCTAACATCGAACTGGCGCCTTGCGATTCCACCGTGACATGCCCAATAAACTGTGCGCTCGTAAACCCATTATACGAGGTCCCCGCGCCATACGAGAGCCCGGTGCCGTAATAACTCGAGCTGAATGCCGACCCATCATTCTTGAGGAGGGCGAACGGACCGACATGGGTTCCATGGAGATCGACGAGGGTCACGAGGGCATGTTCGCCGGCCCCTCCAAAATCAATCCGCACTTCAGGAATCCACTTCTGATACGTGGGCATCCCCATGTCATGGTAGAACGTCCGATACTGGCTGGCCACATCCGTCGTCGTCAAGGCCACGGCATCTTTGAACGTGGTCGTATCGTTCATGGTATAGACAAACAGCCCGTGGGTGGAACCCCCTTCCAACGCATAGAAGGCGTCACGGTCACCCGCTTGCGATTCAATCCAGAGCGCCGAGACCGATTGCCCGCGATGCGGACCACTCCACGACGGCATTTCCGCGAGGAGTGCTGACTTGCCCAGGCCCTCTTGCATGAGGCGGATATCCAACCAATATTGCACGATGTCGAACTCGGCGTCCTGGATGGGCACCGGCAGAAACAACTTGAGTTTCCGGTCGTGATACACCATCCGCACTTGGCCAATCTGGGCCAGGACGATGTTGTTGACCCCAGGGATGGTGCTGCGATTGGAAAACAGCATATCCGCCACATACTGCGGGGTGTTTTGATTAAAGCTGAGGTAGGCCACGTTCAAATCCTGCGTAAACCAGAAGGTGCCGAGGCCCGGCACCGTCACAATCGAATAGGGCGAACTGGTCCCGATGTTCGAGGAGAGCAAGAGCAGATTCGCGTCCCAGGTGGTGGGGGGCGTCGAGAGGGTCACGTCACTGCCAAAGTCCAACCCGGTCAACGAGGTAATCGACCCGCTTTGAAAGATCAACAGTTGCGCCTTCGGGTCGCCTTGTTGGCCGGTCATACTGTGCCGGTGGATGGCCGTCGGCACGCCATTCCCCCCGACAGGGCGATAGGTGGCCCAGGTCGAGGTATTGGGAGACCACACCGAGTCCACGCGCGGATTCGTGGAATAGACGGCATCCCCCTGAATGGCAAACAACCGGTCGAGAAACGCGACCGTCATCGTGGGCGAGGCGGGAATGTTCACGCCCGTCACCGAACTGAACGTCTGCGTCGGCGAGATCTGGCACAGGACATTCGACTTATTGCTCACATACGTCCGATCGGTAATGCTCCAGGTCTCAAAATGCACGTCTTGATCACTGGTGAGACTGTTGGTGACCGTCGTCACGAGTCCCGTATCGGAGACGACGGCGAGGTTGGTATGCCAGGCGATGAGTCGGAACTTCGAGGCCGTTTGTGGATAGACCCGATGGCCCCCGCGTCCACGAAAGGCCCCCAAGGTGGTCGTGGTCAGAATCGTCGAGCCAAACCGCTTCCGCAGGCCGCCGTCATAATAACAATTCTGCATCAGCTCGGCCGACCCGGCCTTGAGATCCTCTAGGGAATCACGCAGGTTGACGCCGGACAGGACATCCGCCCACTTGGCCACGTCATCGGGAATACGGTTTCTCAGCATTAGCCTTCCACCGTGGACACGGCACTGACCATCCAATTCGCCGCCGTGACTTGCACCATCGCGCCGAGGGCGTTCTTATTGACCACATAGGGCGTGCCCGATCCGGTATAGATGGCGGTGAGGGTGGCCCCCTGCACGACCACCCATCCCGTCAGGACCCCGTTGTTATCGATGTTGCCATGATCCACACGCTCTCCCACGCTGTAGCCGTGTTCACTGATTGAACACTGTAAATACGACCAGCTATTCGTCGGGGTGACGGTCAGCCCATGGGAGACGGTGGCCAGCGAAGAGACGGTATAGGGCGTCATGGTGACGCGCGCCCCCACGCGTACGGTCCCCACGGCGCTCCACGTCCGATCCCCCCGGAGAAAGGTCGCGGTCGTGGTGACGCCGGTGCCGAGTTGTCCTGTGGGGACCATCCCGGCGGGATCCAGGCTGGCCGCATACTGCGCCTGTCCCACATAGTGGCTTAACGTCGAGGCAAACTCACTATCTCGCATCGCCCCTCCCAAGGAGGGGGACGCACTCCACGGTCCGTGCCGCCGCACACGTCTGATGGGGCGTCAGACGTGCGGCGCGGTGCGGCCAGGTCATACGGCCCCCTTTAGCGTGATCCGTCAGCTTGGTCATAGACACAATTCTCCGCCGCGTAGCGCGCCTTCATCTGCTCCCACAGTTGATGTTGTTGGTCATACCGGTCGTCGTCGTAGAGCCACATGGTCTGGACTTTAATGCCCTGCTTCACGAGGGCGAGGCGCGTTTTGAGCCAGGCCAGAAACGTGGTGCCGTCTTCGTCCAGCATCATCAAGTTGGGGCTGTAGACCATCAGGATCGGGTACGTCTTATCAGGAGGTGGCCACACCGACATCTGAGACCCGACAATCCGGTAGGAGATCGGGATGCCGACGCGGGCAAAACTCCGCCAATCCTCGGTGCGATCCAGACGGCTCCATCGCTGGCCGATGAGATAATCCGTCGTCAGGTTCGGTTGGATCGCCCAGACCGTCGTGACGCTGGCCACCTTGGTCGCGGCGACATAGTTCGTGATTTGCCGATATTGCTGCGGACCTCCTCCTGCCACCGTAAAGATATACTGGCCCACATAGCCGTTGTCCCCTGTGGAGTCGGAGGCTTGCAGGATGATGGCTGCGGGCCGGCCGTCTTGTGCCCGTCCACGAGCGGTGCTGTCATACACGCGCAGACTGGTCTCCGCCTCAAAATCAGGTGGGAGGCTGAAGACACTCGTCCCGGTCGTGGCCAGCAGCAGGGTTTCAGCACTGAGAAAGACATCATAGCGGGAGGCCATCCAGAGTTCGCTTTTGACATCTTGCGCGCCCCGGGCCTGCATCGCCGCGACTTCGGCCACGGACACGTTATAGCGCCCGGCGGAGATCATGGCCGCTGAGATCGTGGCGGTAAAGGTGGGGCTCGCGGGAATCGGCATCTCGTACTCCGTGGCCAGGGAGTCCCCTCTGGGACTCCCTGATGGACTGGACTAGAGACCGTAGTTGTTCAGGGCGCCGAGCTCGGAGTTGCCGAGGTTCGTTTCCATCTTCCGGGCCTGGCGACTATTGCCGGTCCCGAATGTGCGCCGTGGCGTGAACTCGATGTCCATCCCCAACCAATAGAGGTTGTGGGTCACAATCGCAAAGTTCGTGGACACCGGGTTAATCGCAATGTGGAGATATTCGGTATCCTCCAGCAGCACATGATTGGCGCCGGGGCCGGTGGCCAGTGACGAGATCATGGCTCGTCCGGTGAGTGTCAACGGCGTGACCACCGTGGCCGAACTTTGACTACTGGCGGCCATCACGCCTGGCGTCACCTGCGTCGGACTGGTGGTCAGGGCGCTGGCGTTGGACAGGGTGGCAAACAGGTTTTTGAACGTCACGGTACAACTGGCCCCGAGGGCCTGGGTCGTCCAGTGGTGGCGAATGTAGATGGGGTGTTCCTTATCAATGGTATTCGGGACCCGCCACAAAAAGTCAATGTAACTGGTCGTGGCGGCCAGGGCAATCGCCCGATGCCGGGTGTTGGGCACTTGGGCCAACGTGGACGATCCAATACTGAAGTGCAAACTGAGCGCGCCGACGCCCGTGATGAGCGACGACGTGGCGGCCTGCATGACCGTGAACGCATCAATAAACCTTTTTTCCAGGACCCAATCAATGTGCCAGTCTCGAATGACTTTGTGTTCCATCGAATCCCTCCGTAGCCGCGCGACGCGGTTAGCGATAGATCTTGCCGAAATACATTTGCCCAGATCCATTGTTCACAATGGTATTGGTGCCGATGAGGAGACCCATGATCGCCGTCGTGGTGCCGACATTGGTCGAGGCGACCCCGCTGCCGTCTAACACATCGAGGACACCGGCGAGGTTGTTCGCGGAGACGCTACGAGTGCCCGTGGCGACGATGGCGTCACCAAAGATCATCCCACGGTACCAGGTCCAGGACAGGCTGGCTGAGTTGAATTCCACAGCCGAGGGGACAAACGGGAGATTGAGCGCGAACTGGACGCCAGTCCCGACATAGTTGACACAGATCGGATTGTTTGCAAACGTGACGGTGGCAAATCCTCCAGGCATGGCTATTTCTCCTCTTTGATGAGTTCGATTTCATAATCCGCCAATTGTTCATAGCGTAACTGGTCTTGGGTCGGCGGCGTGCCAAAGGGTCGCGGATGGCGGGAGGCCTTCTCGACATCGACGACGACCGAGCGACTCCGACTATTCATGAGGACTTGATAGACCTCCTTCGGGACCGTATTGCGCGCGCCCATTTTCAGCTTGTACTGGTAGCCATTGATCCCAACGGGCAGAAACTGATCGTGGTCGCTGACCACGGACGCGCCACGAATGCCCTTGCCCAGATAGAACGTGACCGGGGGTCCATTGGGCTGCGGATGTGAGGGAATGTTACCTTCCTGTCCCATACTCCTGCTCCTTTTCCTTCGTCACGGCCCATTGTGTGTGGGTCTTCGTGAGATTGCCACCGTTGCGATAGCCCTTGAATTCTCGATATAACGCCTCTCGCGTCTGCATGGCGTCCTGGTCGCGTTGGATCGTGATGTCGACCGACCGGATCCGGGAGCCGGCCCGATGCTGGTCGAGACCGGCTTTGAGGGCGGACGCTTGCGACTCAGCCCGCTGCCGGGTCAACCCACGCAGCAGGGGCATCCCGTCTTGCGCAATCATCCAAATGTCAGGTCGTTCGGCCATTACAAACTGGCCGCCGATTCGATGCGTCCAAGCCAGTTCTCATTCGTGCGTAACGAGGTGAGACTGGTAATCCAGCCCATGGTCCCGACCTGTTCCAACGGGTTCGCGGGTCCGCCCTCCGTCCGACCTTTCGTAATGGTGCGCGTGGACGTGCCGTCCAGCGGGACGATGGTAAAGCCCTCGCGGCCAAACGCCAACGTGAGATACACGTTCGCGAGCCCGGCCTTGTTATCCACGCTCGTCGAGGCCGCGCCGGCGCCGGACACGACTTTCGCGCCGCCGCCCAGGGAATCCGGGTCAGGCGCGAGAAAGAACACGAGATTCCGATAGCGCCCACATTCTCCCGGCATCATGCCGCCACTCGTTTTATACTTCTCCACCGAGAGAAACCCGGAGATGTTTTGCAGGTCGTTGTAGATGAACGGATGGATGACGACCGGAAAACCCGGCAACACCGGCCTCATGTTGCTGTTCATACTCGTCGGCCCGGCCCCGTCAATCATCATGCGGGCGCCGGTGGCGATCAGGGACCGCTGGATCCGATCCAGATCATTATTATCCAAGATCGAGGAGATATTGGCGCGCGACGTGCCGTTGGCAAAGATCACATTGCCGGTCCCGCTGACGGCCACGTCGCGGTAGATCATGTCCACGGAATAGCCGGCCTGTTCCCCCAAGATTTCATAGAATTCGTTGAGGAACGGGTCGGTCTGCGTCATTTCTGCAAAATCGGTGGTCGCAATGACATCCCCAAACTGGGACAGGACCGCCGTAAAGTCCGTCAACGGGGGGATTTGCCCGGCTGGCGGCACGCCCTCCACCAGGGCGGAAATCGCGGGGTTAATGTGGGTATACCGGCGAAAGACGACATTCTTGCCGGTCTTTTGCTTGAGCGGGCGCGCGGTCGCCCACCGTGAGTGATAGCTGTAGTATTCCGCCCGCGACAGCAGCAGTTTGTCAAAATAGGTCTGCGTGATGTCTGGATTGGTCGCGAGCGAGGTGACGAGTGCGGTTGATTTTACGTCAGGCATAACGTCGGTCTCCTATTCTTACGTCCTCATGAATCCCATGGATTTGCGAAAGTCGGCAAATTCCTGTTTCGACATCGAGGCAATGTCGGGGGTGGCCGACCGTCCGGTATTGGACGATCCCCCTCCCGCCACGGCGGCTGTCTTCAGCGCTTGGTTAATGGCGTGCGTCGCGGTCTGGCCCGCCTTCAAGGTCGCATTCTGGCTAAACTTCCCGGACTTGGCGAGGGCCAAGAGCACGGCGGATGTGGCCGTCACATCATTCTCCGGCGCGCCCGCCGTAATGGCATCCTGATATAAGGCCTGCGCCTGGTTGTAGACCGGTGATCCCGGGACGAGATCGTCCTTATATTGGGTCAAGATCGGTTGGACTTCCGCCGTGAGCTTGCGATAGGCCTCTTGGCTCGTTTGCCGGGCGGTGTGTTGGGTGAATTCCCCTTTCCGCAGCTCGGCATCAATCAATCGAATCTGATGCGCCGCCTGGACCGCTTGGTCGGGTTCCGTGCTCGCCTTGACCAGCCATTGCTCCTTCATGGTTTCCAACTGGTCGGCGGTATAGGTCGGCGCGGCGGCGGCCACCGGCGCCACCGGGAGGGCCTGGCGTCTGAGGGTGGCCAATTCCGCCGCCATCCGGCTGGCCTCTGACTGCAGATGGGTATAGGACTCTTCCAAGATCTCGGGGGCCTTGAATTTGCCCGCCCACAGCTTGTCGGGCGCCACGGGGGCCGCAGTTACCGCGTCGGATGCGGGAACGGCCGGCGTGTCCGAGGGGACTCCCTCCTGCACCGCACTCGTCTCGACGGCCTGGGGGACGGGTTGTCCGGCATCGACCGGGGCCGTGGTCAGGGTTTCGTCTGGCATGTCGTCCTCCTTGGTGATATGACAAAGCCGAGTGCATCAGGTGACACACTCGGCTCCTACATGGGACTCCTGGTCCCTGGAACTCTCACGGAGCTGTCTCAGTCTGCGCGGGGGTTAGCCCCCGAACGCACAGCGCACGTCACACGGGTCCCCGACACTGATGGTGGGGCTGGCCGCCACACTGACGATGAGGGTCTCGTGGGCATACACGGCCATCAAGGTTTTACACCGACAGCGGATTTCCACCGCCGAGGTCCCATTCAAGACCGCCTTACACACGAGTCGATGACACCGAGGACACCGTATTTCTCGCATATATGCCTTTCTTCAAGACTTGTCAAGACTTACGAGATATTGACCCCCTCCGGTTGCGTGCTGCCCCCCGAGCCTTGTGCCGCCCCAATGATCTTGCCGAGGGCCTCGTTCGGGGGTCCGAGTTGATTGCCCTGGGCCGCTAAGGCGGCTTTGATTTCTTCTTTGAAGGGCACATCGGACGCCTCCAGCAGAAGGGCGGGAGGAATGGGCATCCCCGCCGCCATGAATTGCATGAGCAGGGTCACGGTGGCTTGCCGCGCCGTGGGGGAGGTCTCTTGGAAATCCACGACGACATCGAAGTCCAGCGCTTTGACCTGTTGGAGCTGGGCCAGCATGGCGTCGTCCGACAGGGGCACGGGACGGGGTCCCATCTGACCCGTCTGCTGGGCCATGGCTTGGCGTTGTCCCAGAATGCTGTGCATCTTGGACACGCTATAGTATTGCTGAATCCGACGGACGAGGAGTTCGCCGACCAAGCGTTTACTGGCCATCCAATTGACAAAGAGGGAATTGACGCCCACGAGGCCCCCGGACTGCCGGGCTTGGATGGAGCGGCCACTCACGGTCTTCTGCGTGGTTTGCCCTGCCAGTTCCGCATTGATCCCACTGATCCGCATGATCGCTTCCATTTCCACTTGCATTTTCGGGATGAGGGTGTGCGCCAGGGGGATGGGGGGCGCATACGTGGGCATCTGGCCCGCATACTCCAGGACAAATCCCGCACGTGGGAGTTGTTTCTTGATGTGTGGCAGATCGACGTGCATATCTTTGGGAATCCACCACCCCCCCTTGGGACCACGGACAATCTCGTCGAGCATCGTCGCATGATCCCAATTCAATTCTCGTTGCGGGTCTTTAATATCGTCGAGCACGCCTTTGATACTGGCAAAATCATCGGTGTCCTGGTAGGGCATAAACGGCACATAGGGATAGCGCCAATCGACTTCCACGACGGCGCCGTGCTCGTCCACCCGGCCATAGGGCGACGGGGCATCATCCAATAATTCCCACCCGCAATAGTGGGCCACGCGCAACATTGTCGTGGGACGGGTAATAATCGTCATGGCGCGGGTGGCGGCCAGGCCCGCCAGGCGCGTGAGGCGATCCAACGCCTCCGCGGCCAGGTCCGGTGTCGGGTGCGTTTGCATCTGGCCATTCTGGTGCATCAGGACGGTCTCGTTGGGCGTGGGGATCATCCGATAGGCGGCGGCCGCCTCGGCGCCGGCCTCATCACGAATCCGTTGCAGGGCCGACTCCGCCGCCGCGCCCGTGTCAAATCGTTGGGAGTCGTTGGTCGTATGGTTCCACAACAGGACGATCTCCACCGGCTCACGGTAATAGTGCCGGGCGATGCGGGCTTCGTTCGTTTTCTGGCTGAAATACACAATCTTGGTTTGCGCGGGGACGCCGGTCTGATTGTCGGTCTGTTCCAACCAATTATTGATCCAACTCTCGTCCAGTCGCTGGGTATGTTGGGGCCAGCGTTGCCGGACTTTCTCCAGCGGCATGAAAAACCAGTTCTCTTGCCACTGCGCGTCTTGCTTGTCGTACCGGCGCGCAAAGACATCCCAGGCCCAGCTATTCTCCGGCAGCACCTCAAAGTCGAGGTCGCCTTCCACGAGGTCATCGGTGTAGTCATAGTTCAAACAGAGGTGCATGGTGGACAGGCCGCCGATGATGCCGCGCCGAAAGAACCGATGCAACTGGGCCTCCCCTTGCCCGACATCCATGGCATACTTGGCGTGCGCCGTCATGACCCGGCTCATCTGCTCATCTTCGGCGCCCCGGGGAAAATACCGGTAGTCCTGATGTTTCTCCGATTCGTACCCGGCGAGAAAGTTGACGTTGGGGGCACAGACGTTAAAGGTTTGGACGGGCCGTCGATCTTCGCGTAAGCGGCTCACGTCGCCGGGGTCCCATTGATCGAGGCCGCCTCGATTGAAGCGGTGATTCTCGTCAATGCGTTGCCGCAGGACCGCTGAGGCGTCATAAAAGGAGAGGGCCCGTTGACGAAACGTGGTCAGTTTCTCGGTCGCGTCGGCGTGTTGGGCCTTGGTGCGTTGTCCTTTGGGCAGTCTCCCCATCCGGTCCTCCTGACTAATCGGTTAGACACTCATCCACGACGACGCGATCGGCGGGTCCGCGCGCAACGGATTCCGTTGCGCGATGGCGCGCCGATAGGCCGCGATCGGATCGCTCAGCGTGCGCGTCTCCAGCGTGGGTTGCGACGGTCGGGACACTATGAAATACGCCAATTCGTCCATGTGGTGGTCGTTGTGGTCCACGGGTTCATCCGGCTGGTTCCGGTTGAGGGTCCCCCGGCGTCGCTTCCACGTATACGCCAGGATCTCCTCGATAAACCGGCGGCAATGGGCCGCGACATACAACCGCGGGGCGCCGTGTTGCCCGGTGATGGGATGCGGATGATCGGGGTCCAGGGCCAAGTGTTCACAGATCCGATTATACGCCGCATTCCAGTCCTTTTGTCCCGGCACGGCATAAATGCCATGATCCCGGTATTCGTCCGCGATGGAATAGAGATGTTTGTCGCGTGATTGATCGAGCGACCAACAGTGGGCATCCAGATAGGTGACGGCGATGACCTGGCCCAGGGCTTCGCGTTTCGCCTTGATGCAGGCGGCATGATAGGCCACGGGCTTTTCGGCTTCGTAATGCTCATCCAGCAAGTAGATATTCCCCGCATGGTCGAGCGCCCACCATCCCACGGCGGTATGGTTGCGGAGGCCATGATCGATACTCTCATAGAGCAGCCACGTCGGCTGTCGATCAATGCGCGCCAGGACGTGGTCGTCTCGATCAAACATCGGATACACGCGGCCTTCGAAGATATCCCAGGACCCGTCGAGGTAGCGTTTCCGCGCCGCTTCGGGATAGACGCGGAGCATCCGTTCCACATACTCCTTCGAAATAAACCCGGCGGCCTGTCCATCGAAGGTGGAGGCCATGTACAGATGATAGTCGGGTTGGTGATCCGGGGACTGCTCGTGAAAGTATTTCCACACCCAATTGCGCCCTTCGGGATTAAACGTCACCAAGCCATACGTGGGCGCAACCCACGGCGTCCCGTCTGGGGCGAGCGTGACGCCCCCGTCGGCCATGGGCCACGGCGACTTCTTGCGGAGGCGACCCAACAAGGCGAGGAACTTGTCTTCATCGACTTCCTCCGCCTGATCGATGTAAAACCAGCCCAGGTTCGGCCCGCGCATGTCTTCTTTCATATCCCCGTAGATGATTTCTGAGCCCCCGTATTGCGCCTTGAATTTGATATAGCCGGATTGCTCGTTGTGCCGCTCGATCATGGACGCGGGACAGAGCCGTCGGAATTCGGCCATGGTGGACTGCCGCAGTTCTTTCCCGTCGAATCGGCCAATAAATCCACGGTTGCCAGGAATCAAATAGGACAGATAGATCGCGCAGTACACGCCCGCGCTGGTTTTGCCGTTGGCATAGCCGCCCCCATAGGCGCGAAAGGGTTGGTGCCAATTCAGCATAAAGTCGGTCTGCGTCGGCAGTTTGTCCAACTCCAGGTCGAGGGTCAAGGGCGGGGTCTGGGGCGTGAGTCCGCGCACGGTCTTCATGGGGTGTTCGGGGGCGGGCTCGCCACGAGGGCGGTGAGGTGCCGCAGGGTCTGGACCCATCGCTCCGTGACCCACAGGGGCGCGTGGACGTGCTCCACGGCCTTCCACAGATGGAGGAGTTCGGCCACGTCGGCATGGACGGCGCGGTCGTGGTCGGTCATGAGAGGCCTCCTGCCAGCAGGGCAATGACCAGGCTCCACACCAGCAACCCCGGGGCGCCGATATATTGCATCTCGTCATGGGCCGGCACGTCGGGCACCTCCTGAAAGAGGGTCCACGGAAAGCTCATCATGGCGATACTGCAGAGGGTGACGGCCAGGAGATAGACCGCATGGCCGGGTCCCGGCGAGGCCCAGAGAGGCGACACGGTGGTCCACAGAAAGCCGCCCAAGACGACCCCCCCCACCAGGCCATGCTCAAACACCCACTCCACATATTCATTATGGGCCGACAGAAACACGATCCCTTGCCGCGTGCCGTCGTCCGTGAGGACGGCGGTGTGCGCCAAGGTGGGATCGCGGGTCCACCGAAACCAGGTATGCGTGCCCAGGCCCAGCAGGCGGATCGTCCACTTGTGGGCGCTGAGTCGGAGGCGCGGCCACCGCTGCGTCCACGTCTGCACACCCAGGGTGTGGCTCTCGACGGTGGCGGTCCAATACGCCGAGGCTTGTTGCGCCAGCCCATACGTGCGCAACCATTGCTGAAAGGTGACGTGCCAGACACGTTGGTAGTCGGGGAGTGTGCAGTCGGGGGGCAGGGGCGTGGTGCCGGCCAGGATGGCCTCTTGCTCGTCGTTCAGGCGTTGCCCGAACGCCCAGAGGGACTCGACGTGCGCGGCGCTCTGCACCCGGGATCGCTCGGCATCGGCCCTCGTATAGGCGGCCCACCAGATCTCTTTCAGGCCTAAGCGCCAGCTCCACAGGCGCCCGCTGTCCATGCGTCCCAGGGCCATCTTCCAGGGTTGACCCACCGCCACCAGGACGGCGACATAGGCCCCCCACACGCCCCATTCCTGCCATCCGCCGAGGAGGAGGCCCGTCGTGGCGACCCCGACGGTCCCCAGATGGACGGCCCCTTGCGTGGTGAACCCCTGGGGCCAAAATCGATCGTGTGGGATGCAGAGGACCACACTCAGGGCGCTCAACGGGAGGAGGAGCGCGGTCCAGACATCCCCGACCAGGATGAGCCCCACATTGGCGGCGACGGCCAGGGCCCCGATGGCCTGGGCATGATTCCAATTGCCCTGTCCCGCCAGGGGATACCGCGTATCCCGTTCGAGCAGCGGATACGACCCCCACACGATGCGGCTCAGCGGCCCTGCCGGAAACCGCCCCACAGACCAGGCATAGAGTGACAGGAGGAGTCCGACGCCCACCATGGCCGCCAGGACGGGGGCCACCATCCACGGCCGGATCAGGGGCACCGCGACGAGATAGGCCCCGGCCAGGACCAGCGTCGGCAGGACGGTGTGCCGCACCGTCTGACTCATGGGAAAGGTCGCGAGTGTCCCCCAGAGGAACAGGAGCAGGAGGCCCCCGAGCCAGGGGTTCGGCAGGTGCCAGGCGAGGAGGCCGCCACAGCCCAGCATGATCCACGTCATGCGTGACCATTGGTCATTCGCGTCGTTCCACCCTGACGCGAGCGTGCCGGCCAGCAGCATCCACCCCAGGAGGAGCACGAGGAGCCACTCCATTAGCGGACCCTCTCCGCGGTCAGGACTGTGCCACGTGGAACAGCCTGCACGAGGGTCACACTGGTGCGCGTGCGGAGACCGGTCCCGGCCCTCATCAGACGCAAAAACACAAGCGAAGATCGCTGCAGGGACAGAGCCGTGTGACGATCCAGGCCATCAGGAGTTCCATGATTTCCCCTCCAGGTTCTCTGGGCAAAGTGTAGTCTCTTGTAATCTATTTGTCAATAGGGTAGTGTGGAGGGATGTATCCGCGTCGTGAGCCCCATCGCGTGTTTTCCATCCGCCTGCCGACGGTCATGGTCTGGCAGGTCGATCTGGCCGCCCAAGCGGAGGGACGGACCCGGTCCGACATGATTCGACGGATCATCACCGATCGTCTGCCGGTGCCCACGACGCTGCCCCCCACGACGGGGAGCTGGGTCATCAGGCGCAAGCCTGCGGTGGGCCCTCGACCGCCCCGACCGGCTCGTCCGATCCCTCCCCCTCCGCCTCCTGTCATCGACTCCACCCCCGAAGTCCCAGACCCCCCCTCCTATGTGCCCATCCCGACCGGTCTTGACGACGGCCACATGGCGTCTTGACAACGGACAAGCATGAGCGTAGAGTTAGACTCTGACTCTGACTCTGATTCTGCTTTCCCTGTCTGGAGGTGTTATGAAAACCACGCGAGTCGACGCCCTTCACGCCAACGAACCCCAGTACTGCACCGGCAAACCCTGTAAACAGGGGCACCTGGCGCCGCGCTCTACCATCTCGTGCGAATGTGTGGCCTGTCGGAAGGCCTGGATGCAGCACACACAAGCGCGCACGAAAGCGCTGCGTGCGCACTTCAAGACCATGAAGATCGAGGGGGTGGCGGTGGAGACGCGCCCCCTCCTGACGGCCGCGCTGAAGAGGGGATGGGCCTGAGCGCCCCCGTCCGATCCTCGCGAGGCAGACCCCCCTGACACTGTCTGAAAGGAGCCCTCATGCCCCCCACACACACCCCTAAACGACTCACCTATTCCATTAAGAATTTTCGCCTGTATCAACACTATAAGGATCGCAATCCCACCTGGATTAAATTGTACTACCAACTGCTCGATGATCCTGAATTTATCCGGCTCGATTGCGTGTCACGATGCTATTATTTCACGTTGCTGATGGTGGCCAGTCGCCAAAATAATGTGATCGATGCGGACCCGACATTTCTTCGCATCGTGATGAGACTCGATCACGAACCAGACGTAACCCCGCTTATTCATTCAGGTTTCTTGCTAGCATCTCGCTATAAACCTGCTAGCAGCACGCTAGCATCTTGCAAGCAAAATGCTCTCTCAGAGACATATACTAAAGAGGCATATACTAAAGAGGAGAGTAAGACCCCCAAACCCCCAAAATTGGGGGCTCCCGTGTGTGACGGATTTGCACAGTTTTGGACCCTCTATCCACGCAAAACCGGACGCGGCGCCGCGCAGGCCAAATGGACCTCCCTCCACCTCCACAACAGCCTCGTTGACACCGTCCTCGAATCCGTCCGCCAACACCGGCTCTGCGACCAGTGGACCACCGCCAACGGTCGGTTCATTCCCCTCCCCGCGACCTGGCTCAACCAACGACGCTGGGAAGATACCGTGCCCCTCCCTGCCCTCCTCCACGACATCACCTGGGCACCCCCCACCGTCCGCCACTCCTTCGAGCAGGGCTAACCCATGCTGCCACGTGACTTCTCCATCGCCATGGCCACCCTCGCCGCCGTCTACGACCGCCCACGCGACGACGCCTGGCTCCTCGTCAAAGACCTGTACTGGCACCTCTTCGGTGAGTGGGACTCTGCCGACTTCCACCACGCCATCTCTACCCACCTCCGCACCAGCCGGTTCTTTCCCAAACCCTGCGACCTCCTCCCCCTCAAACCCCGCCACGTCACCCCTGCCCAACTCTCACTCGACGACCAGGACGATCACGGCCCTCCCCCAGAGTGGCACGCCCTCCTCAAGTCCCTCGGCGCCCACGTGTCCATGCCCGCCACCCGACGCCAACCCCCGTCTTAACACCCCGCCACATCCCCCTTCCCCCACAATTCGCACACCAAGGCCCCTAGAAGGCACGATCAGCCCTCACCCCTAGTTGCCCCCATCACCTCCCCAGCCCCACACCCCCCTGCCCCCACCACCGGCCCGGAACCCCCCCCCCCCCCCTGCCCCCCCCACCCCATGTTCACAATTTCCCCAAAATACCACG